TACATAATAACCCTTTTGATCAAGAGCACTCTCAGTGTCATCTCCACTGAACCAATCTGTAATACTATCCCACCATGCCATAATGTTCTCCTAAAATGCTAAGTCTAAATTTGATATGGCGGTTAGAGATGAGATTGCATCCTTCCACGCCTGTGTGAAATCCTTACCTTCTTGAGAAGTTACTTGCTGAGATCCTGCCATATTAGCCATCCCTGCTAGTCCTTGTTGTGCTACTGAGGAATATAACTTCATCATATTACCAGTGAGTTCCTCTGACCATCCACGTTCTAGTGACCATCTCTGGAAGTCTTGAGTATTCTTCAAGATCTCTTGAGATAAAGAATGTGTCTTATCGAGTTCCTCAAACTTTAACTTTTGGGCTTCATTCATCTGACCCAACATAGCGTCATAGTTAAAACCTAACTCCTTGAACTTAGCGGCTGTCTGTGCATCCTGTTGAGCTATCGGTAGGGCTACATCCATGATAGAGCTTTGAGCAGCACGAGCGGCCATACTAGAGGAACCCGCCCCTGTTTGCCCTGCTTGCATCCTTCCGAAGTTCCCTGCTCTTTGCATCAACTCGCTGTTCTCATCAAGTATAGAACCTACACGAGACTCCACAGATTCTCCAGCCTCCATTACGGGCTTCTCGACATCTATGGTTTCTTGTGTGTAACCTTCTGGATTGTCATAAGGATCTACTTGAGGCTCCCTATACATCTTAACTCCTGCACTATCTGCTATAGGCTTTCCTCCAGAGTGTTGTCTAGGTTTAGCACCAGACTTCATAGCTCTAGACATTGGGTGTGTCCCTTGATCTAGCAGAGATTTATTTTCGTTTGCCATTCTTCTCCTTGATATCTGTGTGCTTCTTTTTCCTAGAGTTCTTAAGCTTCCTAAGGATCTTTAATTTAAGCTCTTTAGTCTGCTTTAATGTTAAGATAATCTCCTCATCATCCAAGGTATAAACTTCAACATCAGTGTCTTTATCCTCCAGAGCTATGTCGATCCAACCTTGGATTTCATTTGCTCCTCTCAGACCTCCTTCGTACTTATGACCTCTGAAGTTAACTCCAGATCTCTTATCAGCTTCGAAGTCTTTATTAGCCTTAGATTTCTTCTCTTCTTGTTTCTCTTTAGCATCTTCATCTTCATCAGATACTACAGTCTTCGTAGCATTATCCCACTTGAACCTTTGAGTATTTTTAGGCCAAGGCCCTTCGTATGTCTGAGAGTCTGGTATTGCTGTGTTAGTCTCATCGATAGTTTGGTCATCCGATGGGTGGACTTCGAATACTTTATCGTCCTCTATAATTATTAGTCTCTTCATTATGCCAACTCTAAACCTGCTGCATTGTGGATTACAGCGAAGTAAAACGTTCCGTTATCTATCTGAGCTGTTCCTGAAATAGTACGTATCTCTACTTCAAAGTAACTAGCGTTCCTTGTGTATACCCTACAGTATCTATTATTAGTAGCTGGAGTACAGATTGTAGCATAAGTATTGTTTGCTAGAGTGTTGATAAAGTTAATCCTGTATTGCCCTAGACCCCTTCTAGTTATGCTTGATATGTTGGTGTAGTTATTGATAGAAAAACTAGAAGAAGATGATACAGCCCACAACCCAATACATGCTACCTTGTTGATATCACCTCCGAATACTCCCATATCCATCAAGTTCTTCCAACGTGATCTAGGGACAGCGAGTATCTTTCCTTCATCCACTCCAGACTCAGGCCTATACAGAGCAGATCCACTTACAAGAGGACTTAAAGGTTCTTGTGCTCTATTCAGAACTACAGTCTCTACTTCTATCTCACCGTTAGAGTCTCTCTGAACTATCTTATTGGCTACTTCTGTTACACTTATATCGCTCTCAAGTATAACCTCATCTGCTGTTCCTATTATAAGATTCTTAGGATCAGTATTATCTACGTCTATCTCACCAACAGTTCCCGTTACAGTCTCTACTTTTGAATCAAGAGCAGTCTGGAGACCTGTTATAGCTATTATCGGATGTTGATCTGCTAGATCTCTGTTAGTAAGATCAGGATGATTAGTCGTTCCAGAACTAGCGGCTCCTGACCCTATTTCATTACGTCTCCAATCGATATAATCATCATTACTATCAGTCTCTTCTATGGAGGACTTAACTTGATTAGCCTTACCATTACCCGTTTGGAATATGATAGTAGCTATTGCTTTAAACTCTGGAGTCAAAAGATCCAAAGGCCCAAAGATAAGGTTAATGAGTTCAACTTCGGCTCCAGCTTCAGCAAGGTTCCTTGTAACATAATCTCCTTGACCCACTATACCAACTATTGGATGTCTAGTATCTCCAGTTGCGAAGAGATGAGTTAATACGAAATCATTATTAGTGATCTCTGTGAGTTGCCAAGCACCTCCAGTGAACTCATTCCATGCAGCCCTTCCGGTTCCTGTGGTAGTCACAGGGAACTGAGTGGCTGCTATCTTTCTCCAGTTTCCAGCAGCACCATCCCTATAAAGCATAGGTATCTCTGCGATCGCTGCTAGGGTTTGTGGACTTCCATTGATTATTAGATGCTCTATATCTTCATCCCTAATGGCTCCATCAAGTACAGAGCATTGAGCATCCTCATCGTCATCACCATTTTGATTCGTAAGGATGTTCCCCAAGGATAACCCATTGATCCACTGTGTCCCGAATACTTGATGAAGATAACCATGAGTCTCAGCATCCATGCGTAAGTGTCTTTCGTCTGCCACAATGACAGCTTCTTGATCTGTTACACTCCAATACAAAGCGGAGACAAAAGCATTATCTACAATGATTGTCTCAAAGTCAAAGGTATCGGTACACTCAAGCTCACCTTGTTGATTATATATAGTATAATGAAGACCCTCAACATCTGGTATAACTAAAGTTTCCTCTTGAGTCTTAACGAAGGACTTACCTCCACTCCAGAAAGCGAAGGAATCACCTGTAGGTGCAATACTTACAGTTCTCGTTAGTTCATCGAAAGTAACCACAGAATCTGCTCGATCTATGAAACCATTCTGAGGTAATGAAGTTGTAGAAGGTCTTGGGGGAGAGAGACTAAAGTCAATCTCTATCCCCTCAGTATCTGTGGGTGAATAGTGTCTATAGTCACCCTTTATGACTCTGTTGTTTCTTCCGCCCATATTAGTACCTATTGTCTATTTCTATTGTCTCTCCAGCAGTTGGGATAATCACTACGACTCCGAAGGTAGTAGGTGATCCTGAGGAAAGCGTAACTTCTACAGATAGCATCCCTCCTCCCATGTAGTAATAACTACCTGATGTACCGTTGATGGAATAACCTGTGTCTGTTATGTCTATTAAGGTTCCACCTCCTGGGAAGCTCACTGATCCTGCTTGTTTCTTAGGAGCACAAGGGATGGTCACTCGTTGTGATTGAGAGTTTGCAACTACATGTTCTACAACCCCTGGAGGCCCTTGGATCTTCTCAAAGTACCAGTAACATTCCAACTCATTAAGTCTTTCATTTGCTGGAGTCCATACAGATCTGCTTGGCCCTTCCTCTAGATTAAGACTGTTGAATCTAAAGTCTAGAGTTCCACTTCCAGAAACCTTAATAGAGTTAGTAAGAGACACTACGAAGAAGCTCAATGTGAGTGTCTTACCTGTAGTATCTTTAATCTTATCATTCTCTTGATATAACTCTACATCTACTGGAGTTATATCGAACACATTGTTCAGTGTGATATCCCCATTAGATTCTTTTGTATATGCGAACTGTCCATTTGCACCGACTCTCCACATATCATGACCGTAGGCTCCATTGGTTAGAGCAGCACCAAAGTAGTTCTCTTGATTCACTATGAACTCAGCGTTAATCAAAAGCTTCTCTCCTTGTACAGCCCCTGTGAGTCTTACGAAATCCGTAGAAGTCGAGGGATCTGTACCGGCTGGAGGAGTAGCCCCAAAGATAACCCTATAGGTCTGCCCATCAGTGAAGATAACGGACTCAGGGTGTACGTAGGCTGTCCCTACATCATATACTAAAGCTCCAGCAGATGATAAGGCAGATGCCTCAGCAGCTACAGCTACAGCAGCAGATGCACTAGAATCATCAGCATGTTGCTTAGAACTCTTAGAACCTGATATTGGGTCAGTACCTTCAGCCCATGACTTAGCGGAGGCAGTAAGTGCTCCTTCAGGTGCGGCCCCTACGTCTGCTTCAGCCCAATCCTTAGATTTGGTAGCTGAAGTTTCTGCTTGTGTCGAATGATACTTAGCGGCAAAATCAACACCATCTACCTCAGTATTCTCATCGAATACGCCTGGAGTTATTTGCTTACCTATGGCCCACTCTTTCGCTAAGATAGCATCAGCTTCAGCCAGATTGAAGGAATTGAATAATGCATCTATCAGATCATTCAACTGACTCGCAAGTATCTCGGTAAAAGGTACAACCTTAAAATTTTCTTTATCATCAAAGTAACCCATGGTTTCTCCTAATAATCTACCGAAGCCATATTGTATGAAACGATAGCATTGTGTATTGTGTGTGGCTCGTAGTGAGCTAGATTAGTGAAATACCAGATACTCATATTGTATCCTATTCCATTTATATATACCCAAGATTGAGAGACTGCTGAACTACTTTCACCCCATACAGCATCTACAGGATCTCCAGCTTCTCCCCAATCGTCTACATTCCAAGTACCACCAGATCTCAAGAAGTCTTCTGTTTGTTGAGTAGCTCTTTGAGAAGCATCATAATCGAATACTGGTTGAACAAAGATACGAACTCCAGCGGATGCATCGACCTCTGTAAGTATTCTATGGAAGCTCTTCCGTTGTACTGGTGATTTGTAGTGGTAGAAAGATGACTTCATTAGGGTTCCTATTGCAACCCCATCGAATGATTGAGCCTCTTCTGATCGTCTATATAGAACTCCTTGAGAGTTTATGTTGGACACAAAGTAAGCTACATTATCATCATCTTCCCATATAGAACTTGGGATATTAGGATACACCAAGATGGTGCTACCTTTAATCTGTTTCTCTATGTTAAACGTAAGGGCGATTATCTCACCATTACTAAAGTATAATCTATATTGTGATTTGTCCCGAATGACTGAAGAGGTAACTATATTATCCTTCTGATCATCAAAGGTTCTCTGTACCTTCTTCGTTAAGACAGCCTGTTCGAAATCCCCGAAGTTAGCTGTAGTGTCTAGCGTAGTGATACCTTCCTTAGAGGCGTATACAATACGACCCATGATCTTTTGAGCAGTATTCTTTATGCCACCCTCTTGATCATTAAATACCTCTTTAGCCATATTGACACCCGTAATGATATTAACGTCTGTCTTGGTGATCAAGTGTATGGAGTCCTCACAGAATACTAAGAGACTATTCGGAGCAGTTATCATGTCATTGATGTTATCCTTCAAGTAATAAACACCAGCGAAATCAACAGCAGGATCATACTGTGTGGGAGTCCCTGTACCACTAAAGAATAGATTCCCATCATCAAACGCTAAGAAGAGTCTGTCATTAAACTCATAAGATCTAAAGGGGAACTTTGCTGTAGTAATGAAAGGAGCATCTATGACTTCCTCTACGGTCTCATCGTCTCTCAAGATAACTGCTGGATTATTCCCTGTACATATGACAGCCACAGGTTTATTCTCATATCCCACATAAGCATCATAACGACCAAGAGATATATGAGAGTCTTGGGATACAGCAGGAACAGCCAGAGTAGCAAAAGAAGCTACCTCAGTGAATCCTGTTGGTGTTACTTTATATAATCTGATGATTGCTGTATCATCTCTAAGTACATACTGTTCATCATTAAACTTGAAGTTTCCTTGTATGTACCCATTCCCAGGGATATCTGTAACGTTAATTCGTTCAGTCTCCCTGTCGGTATCTGTAATGGTTGGAGGGACAGTCGTGAAGTCTTTCTCAACTAGAATTGAGCTAGGGAGAAACTGTCCGTCTGTCCTCTCGTAACCATCTGTACTTCGGTATCCAAAGTGTTGACCATCTATCTCCTCATAATTGATAACCTCGAAGAGTTCACCCGGAGATAATTCCAGATTACTTACTGATTGATTAACACCACCAGTATACACTATGGTTTCTGTTCTCAGTGGTGACTGAGGAAATGATCTGAATCGCATTAGATAAACCTCTTGTTTCTGTGTCTTTGTTTAGGGTTCTTCTCTCTCATGAGAGATCCCATGGCAACTGCATATTTCCTTGAGAACTTCGCATAGAGTCCACCTAGTTCTAATCTGTTGGCTAATTCCATAGATGCACCATATACTATAGTGTCTTGCCATTCCTCCTCAATAAGAGGAACATCTGTTTCTATTGAAAGTACTTGAGGTTTCTTCCGATAGACTATGGTTAAGTCGTAGGTATCGGTGTCAAGTTGATTGAATATAACATTAAGTTCATCGGATGACAAACTATAGGAGGTATCTATGGTGAACCAATCAGGATCAGAGGCATTATTGTTTGGATAGAAAGGTAGCTCTGCGTACTCTATACGATCCAAAGCTTTTCTCTCGTACACTATGTCTATGATTCTCGCACAGTCACCAGCAGGGACTAGTGTATCGAATCCATAGGTACTCACGGATGCAGTAGTCGTGAAGTCAGTTTGTTTGATCATGAACTTTTGGAAAGCTCGATGCTTCTGCATGTCAATCCAAACCCTAACGACCTCATCAACTATGTTTTGCTGGAGAGGCTGCGTAGGGGATACAGAGGTCATAGACCCATGGTTCCTTATATTCCTACTGACCTCTTGGCAGATTTGCAGAAAGTTCATATGTTACTCCTCAGATGCTGCAAGCTTTCTTAAGAGAGTATCAACCTTAGCTCGTGGACTAAACTTAATTCCTTTCTCTTTCAGTGCCTTTCTTACTTCTTCAATTTCTATAACGTCATCTTTAACGATCTCAGCTATGATATCATCTTCTACACGATCAAGCTGTAGCCTATGCTCAAGGTAATACACTTCGTTTACCTCAAAGACTCTACCGTCACCAACACGTTGTTTAACTTTTACCATCTTCATTAAGGTTCTCCTAAAAGAAGGGAGACCCCCGAAGGAGCCTCCCTATGATATTAACTATTATACATACGCAATGTTGGTAGCGTACAGAACTACGAGTGCCTCAGGTCGAACAACTCTACGACCGTAAACCATCAGACCCCTGTAGTAGTTACCGAAGTAATCTTGAATACGAAGCTGCTCAGACTTGTTGATCTGTGCGGCAAAAGTAGTAGCCAAGGTACAACCGGCAAGTATAGAGGTTACAGGCTTATTGGCAGGAGTAGTTGAACCAGCGGAGTCTACAGCAGTCAACAGGTTGTTGCTTTTGTAGATCATGGTTTTATCTACCATACCAACGAGACCAGATCGAATGAGACCAACGTTATCGCCAGTTACATCCGCTCTACGAAGTTCACCGTTCTTCAGGAGGGAACAAGCCCACTGAGGGAGAACGACCCATCGTCCATCGTCTTCAACATCTTGCTCATCTAAGAGTTGATTGATGAAAACTATGTATTCCAGCATGTTGTCTTTAGTAAGAATGACAGGTGCGCCAGACGAACCGAAGTCAATTCCGCCAGAAGTATTTGGTGTATCTGCTCCACCCGGAAGTACAGTCTTTGCTCCACCGATACCAGACCGAAGTCCAGCGAACTCACCGGTATTCAAAGGAGAAGCTGCACCAGCCATGTAGGAAAATACATCACGTTCAACGTCGATCATCAGAAGACGAGCAGCGTTAGAACTTGCAGCATTAGCAGCAGCGATATCAAATTGGGTCTCGTCCTCATCAGGCATTTGGAAGGCCCAATTAAAAGCTTGGTCGATATCCAGTTCGACGTTCGCAGCGTCTAACTGTTGGTAAGTCAATTTGTCACCAGCAACGTGAGTGTTGATGGTTACATCAGGAGCAAACCGGATTATAACTTTATCACCTTGATTCTTAATCTGACCTTCATAATCAGTATTAGTAATCTCAGTGAACATTACTTTCTCGTAGAAACGAGTTTGAATTTTGGATGCATAAAGCTGAGGAATCCACTTGTTGTTGCCCTGTTGGGAACCGTAAAAGGATTCATTATAGTCAGCATTGTTATTGTCACTAGTTGGATTAGTACCACGAAAAGCCATTTTTATTTCCTCCGAAGAGAGGAGCTAGATTACCCTGGAAACCAACCTTGCACTTGCGAGTCGATCTCTGATTCCATCTTGGCTGCCTCTTCAATAGAATACACACCGTTGTTCTTATCAATGTAGAACTGAGTTATCTCTTGCGGTGTATATCGTTTAGTTTCGTTTTGAGGCTGATTAACATTAGGCTGTCCGGAAGCTCCAGGCTCTGGTGAACGATGTTCTGCCAGTGGATCTTCATCTACAAGAAACTGCTCGTAAGCTTTAAAGATACCAACGACCGGTGCGACTTTATTAGTCTTCTCGGCCATACGGAAAGATTCGTCATGAGTGACCCCATAAGCATTGGTCTGCTTTAGGAACTCTCGAAACTTTGGATCATTAAGTGTCTCTTGCCAGTTGGGGGTTTCCCAAGTTAAATCAGCGATAAAGCGATCTCTCGGAGTCTCTGAGGGTTCAGCATTGGCCGCTTGCTTGAGTCTGTTGATTCTATCCTCATCTTTTGCTTTACGCTCTTTAGCTTTACCTGCATTGGCGTTCTTCAAGGACTCTTTAAAAGTTCTCTTGAATATTTCCATAGCTTCAGGGCCGACGACTTTTTCGTCTTCTTCTGTGAAAGGATATTCAACGTTCTCTGCTTCATGGCCTTCTAGCCGATCTCGGAGTGAACTGACTTCCTCAAGTGCCTTAGCAAGATCACCAGTAAGATTCGCTTTCTCCTGTCGGAGCTCAAAGATCGTCTTATCGGTGGATGCCTTGTAGTTTCGGAATCGCTTGTCAAGTTCTGCTAGTTTCGTGGCAGTAGCTTCGGGAGCCTCTATAGGGGTCGCCTCCGGAGTGTCCTCTGGTGCGGTCTCTAGTGACCCATCTTCTACTGTGTTGACGGCTTCAGGTTGTACAGTTTCTACTGGAGCATCCTCCGGTTTCTCCTGTCCTTGCTCAGGGTTGCCAACGATCCTTGATTCTAACTCTCCTTCTAATTTCTGCATTTCTTCTAAATTCATAATTCCTCCAAGGGATTACCTTTCGGTAGCCTCGTTAATTATTCTTTGTAATTCTTGTATACTTTTTAAGAAGCCTTGGAAATACCTGTGATCATCACGAGTATTATTGACTGCCTCTTGAGCCGCCGATTCCCTATTGGAGAGTAGCTCTTTCAATTTACTTAGTGAAGGATTCCGATTGAAATCCTCCACGTATTCTTTATTGAATTTCATTTAATACCTTTTCTTCTTACCTCCAGACTTCTTTGTCTTTTTGGTTGCGGGTTTGCGCTTAGGTTTCTTAATAAGATTATAAGCACCACCTCTGATTTTGGGCATAAAATTATTCTCCTGTTAATTGGCTGGCGAGGTAGGGATCGAACCTACGACCAAGAAGTTAACAGCTTCCCGCTCTCCCTTCTGAGCTACTCACCAGTATCATTCTTGACAAGATCAGCAGCTACTCTCTGTTCGTTCATCTTCTGATCAGCAGAGGCTTTGATCTTGCTATTCTCTATTGCTGCTAGTGTTCTCTGTTGTGTTCCTTGCTGAGACACTTGTAACTGTGCAGCTTTTACTTTCATTTCATCATCATGCTTCTTCTGGTCAAACTCAAGTTTAGCCATATCAATTTCCTTGGCACTCTGATGCATTGCTACCTGACCTTCTACTTGCATCTTAGTTGCCTGAAGTGCTTTGTCTGGCCCTTCAGCTTGCTTCTGTGCTAACTCTTCTTCCTTCTTTTGCTTCTTACGAAGTTCTAATCGGGAAGGCACGATGTTCTCACCAAGCCCAAGATCTTCAGATATCTTCCTGAGGATCTGTGCTCTTCCGTCGAGGCCCATGATGTTTTGATCCATGGGGTTAGAAGTAATCTGTAGGAACTCATTGCGTCTAAGCTCTTGAGCACCTTTGATAGCCAATGAATCAGAACCTCTAGTTACGACCTTAATGTCTCCATTGAAGTCTTTTATAGGTTCTTTCTTCATGTTCCAGTAGAATTGATACTCTACATTTGGTCTTATGACTCCATCATCTATATGTCTTATTGCTTCTTTGATTCCCTTAGATGCACTCTCCATGAGCATTGCAAGTCCAGCAGCAGTAGCCGCGGCACCTTGAACATTCTGTCCACCATAAGCATACTTCGGAATCATGGATGCATCATCAGCTTTATTCTCGAAAGCGTCATAGATAGCCAATAGTTCAGCAGCATTACTCGGAGCATTGAAGAACTCTATGGGAGAAGAACTTCCTGCACCATAAGGATCTGAGGTAAACTGTATGATGTCTCCACCAAACAACTCTTGGATATCACCATCATCTGCTAGTCTATCTACGTTGATCCCTGTGATGGGACGAGAGGACATAGCCATATTATTTACTAGAGATCTAGCGCAAGCATTACACATCTTTTGGATGTGCTCCAGAAGTTTAGGCAGGGACATTCCCCATATAGAGCCTGGACGATTCTGGAAGGATGCATGGTAGTAAGGTCGTCGGTGAAGTGGATCTTTATTGACGGAAGCCTTAACTACAGTTCCACCGAATACCATGACTTCACATTCAACATAATCTAATCGATTCTTCGTAGGGATATCAGTACAGCCCCAATCCATCAATAGACCAGCCTGAAGTGCTCCATGGTAATGCATACCTATGTGTACATCTTTATTAGCTTCATGTTCAAATCCTTTCTTCTCTAGCTCTGCTTTCTCATGTTCAATCTCTGTGAGAGTGAAGGTGCCTAAAGCTAGTTTGTTCTCTAAGACATAGTTGATACCTTCTTTACTCCACCCACCTTTAGCACCTCTCATACTTGCTAGGTCATCTGGTCGATACCTTACAATCTCTACAACCTCTCCTTTCTGGAGTGTGGTAGAGGAAGGACTTGGGTACATGTCTAAAGGATGAACTCCAACTCTCTGGAAGACATCATCATATTTCTCTACAGGTTTACCATTCTCCCATACTAGACGTTTCTTCCGGTGAATGATAGGGCCTTTCATAAAGGCTGTAGGATACTGAGCGAAGTCATCAATGAAACCACCAAAGGCTTCATGCCAGTTACCCTCTTGCAGTTGATCCTTGATCTTCATCTCGTGGAGCTTGAAGGCATACATTGCTTCTTCCTTCGTTTGCTCTATGATTAAATCCTGAAGATCTCTTCGTAGTTCATACTCTGATCTGAGGTCTGAGCCAATGTCTTCAGTATCCTTAGGATATACTACATCATACTGTTGCTTAATGGTATCTGTTATCTTCTTTACTATCTCATCGGGTAACTCAGGAACTACTGTAGGTTGAATATCAAAGGGCCACTCCTTAGGATTCAGGAGGATATCTTTGATCCAACCAATAAGTGCTCTGATCTTAGAGGAACCTACAGGCATATAGATATCACTACCGCCTTGTTCCTGTAAGAGCTTGTGCTCTCCATCAGAGTATTCCTTACTTACCATCCGCATGCCTAAGAGAATATCATCTTCAATCCCTGAGTTTCTCTTAGCATCTTTATTTCTTTGGAATACTGTATGTACATGGGATGCAAGAGGATCTAAGGGATGCTGTGGTGCATCCTCCTTACCTTCCTCTAGCTCCTTTCTTTTCATATCTGCTACTTCTTTCGGACTCTTTATATCAAGCATTAGATCCTCACAGGTCTCTTAATTACTCTTCTAGCTCTAGTCTTTGGAGTAAAACTGTAGACTCCATCAGCAAAGGTTAGAGCCATAGCATCAACAATATCAGGAGACACCCCAAGGGTCTTCTTAATATCTTTCTTTCCATGTAGTGCTAATTGCATCCTCTGATTGTATGTATACGTTGTGGCTGCCAATTGAGAACTCATGTCCCTATCATCTGGAACATCTGCACCATTCTCTAGCCACTCTCTCATACGTCCATACAATTGGGTTCTCATATTGGAATACTTCAGAGGTTCCGTAGAGGCTGCTGATACAATCACCTCTCTTATAGGCATTTGAAGTTCCCTGAGTCTATCTACAACACCAGCACCTATACCGATACCATCTATGTATAGACATCTGATCTTCTGGAGCTTGATGTATTCCATGGCCTTGTAAGATACTTCCATGGTATCTAATCCTTGGAACTCTGTGATGTCAAGTATCTTAGGGCCTTGCCTTGTGATAAATACTGTATTGTCATCACCGAATCGAGCTACATCAAGACCACCTACGATCTCAAAGTTATGATATGATCTATAGTCTAAGACACATTTCTTAGCATCCTCTATTGAAGGAGTACTGAAGAACTGAGCTTCACCAAAAGATCCAAACTCTCCTAAGACTGCTATACGATATCTATCAGAATCTATACCGTGTTTCTCTACCATCCTAGCAATCCACCTGTCTTTCACTTGAGTAGACCCTTGACCCGTAAAGGTCAATCGATCCCACATCTCTTCTTCCTCAGCAAAGATCTCATAGAAGCGACCACTGTTTCTTACTGGGTTACTAGTTAGGATCATCTTACCATCTTCTGAAGAACCTAAGGTCTCAAAGAGTGTATCGAAGACACCCTCATCAATACCAGATGCTTCATCCACAAGTATTATATAATTTTCTGCATGACCACCCTGAAGGTTCTCTTGGTTGGTCGGAGAGCCTGTCACAAGGTTTGCTAA